AGCCAACATACGATAGGTAACTCCAAGCATTTTCTGCAACTCTCTGTCGGTGTACAATAACTTCTCCAACTTCAAATCTTCCATATCAGAGTTTTTTATCATTGAGAGTTACAGTTATATCAAGTGAGATTAAGTAGCCATTAGATGCAAGATTACATACGATACTATTAAGTAGGTTGTAACCAAGCTGTCTTCTGCCCGACTCATATACCCAAACTTGTTGGAATGAATTGATGCCAGCTGCTTTAGCGAACTCTACTTGGGTCATACCCAATTCAGTTCTTAGCTTTTTTATTAAGTCTTTCTTCATATTCTTTTTCTAATTTGAATTTTAGTTTCGCTTGCTCAATCTTAATACGATGAGACAATTCTAATTGGCTATGGATGTTAGCCCACACTTGATTAAAGTCATTCATGTTATTTAAGGGTTACACGGATTGTTGTTGAACTTGATTTTGTTGGAGGAAAGTAATCTAATACTTCGCCTGTACTTGGATCGACAATGGTAGTCTTCTCTTTGCAAGCCTTAGCAAATGCCTCAATCTCTTTCAGCTTTGCGTTAGCTTCATCAACTACTTTCTTTTGAGATACCCATGCATCTGATGCAGAGAAATCATACTTAACTCCCGACTCAACTTCTTTGAGTACAGAATCAGCCAACTCCGTTTCCTTATTATCAAAGGTATTTAACTCGTTAATTGCAAATCCTTTGAGACCTTTCTCCAACTCTTCTAATACGAAGATGTACTTGCGACACAATACTAAATCCTTTAGAGGCTCGCCTCCGCTAAAAGCTACCTCCTCAAGATAGCGATTAACCATCCCAACCATCTCTGCCTTATTAGCAGAGAGGATTGAGGATTGCTTTAATTGAACTATTTCAGACATCTTAGAATGGTAAAGGATTATCTTCTTTCTCGAATACTGGCTCCTCGAACGTAGGAACTAATGATGGCTCTTGAGCGGGCTCTTCGGGCTGTGTATCTGAACTACTTTGTGTCTTACGGGCAACAAAGTATGCTTGTAACTCATCGAACAATTGGTCTCCCAACTTACCATCAGCTTCAGCGATTTCTCCGCCTAATTCAAATACAGGAACTGAATACTTAACTGATCCTTTCTTTGCATCTAATGCAGAAGGGATTACAATCTCATGCTTCAAGAACTTCTTGAAATTGTCCTTTGTGAATTCAGACCAATGCTGAAGCACCGCACCTTTCATCTCAATGTTTACAATCTCGCCATCAATCATAGCATACACACTCGCATTGTAGTGTCCGCCTTCCTCGACAACTTTCAACTTGATGTCTTGGTATAGACCACTTACAATCTCTCCTCCTTTAAATGAGCGAACAAACAATGGCTCTGTCTTAGTAGACTTAACCTCATTAGAATAGATAGAAGACTGCGACTTGTCGCTGAAACCTTTGATGCTTGAATATGAATCAAAGTAAACTAATGTTAAAGGTAATTTAACATCTCTGTCAGCTTTCAAATTCTTATCGTAGAATGTGAAGCATTTTTTGTTAGAAGACCACTTGATGTACTTCTTAACTGGAGTTTCGGCTTTAACCGAATAAGCATCTGAACGTGCCATAATTGTTTGGTTTGGGTTTTAAAAGTTACTATTAATTTCAAATTGACTCAAGACTGCGATTCTCTGTGCTAATCTTGTTAATCTTCGGGCAACTGGCTTCTTAAACTTACCATTCTTGCACAAATTTTTGGGGTCACTTGCGATAGCCTCCGCCTTGCAGAGCACATCGCTGTAGGTTTTTCTTTTCATTTTGTGTTATTCTGTTAGCAAATATAATACAATTATATTAAAAACAATAATTTTAGTTAAAATAAAAATACCCCGCAAGGCAGGGTACTTTTGAATCTCTAAACACAATTATGAAAAAACAATTTAATAATGCCAAGCCCTCGGTTTTCTTTCGAGGTCGGTGTAAGTTTCGTTTGGTTTCGGTGTAATAGTAGTATATGCAATTGCTGTGCCAGATAAAGGTGGAAAATGAGTGAAGTTAACTGTGTCAGTTGTTTGAAATAAAGATTTAGTTTTTTGAGTCTTAAACGCTCTCAACTCTTCCTCCATCGCAAGCATATCTTTCTTTAAACGCTTTAAGTAGATAGCCATATCAAGTGCCTCCTCATAAGCGTGTTGAACCCAATCAGATGCGATTAAGTCTTCTCTATCCATCGTGGTATTGTACTTCTTTAGTCCGACTTCCGCCCGATGTGCAATGTCTTTGATTACATCGAACACGATGCTATCAGTAAATGTTGTGGTTTCGCTATTCAACTCCATGGTCAATTTTGTATTTAACTAAATTATTGTAGGCGATTTCTTCAGAATCAAATGCTCCAATCATTTTCTTCTTTAGCTCACTTTGTATTTGAGCAATCCATTTATTTGCAGTTTTACAAAAATGGATATTACTATAATTACTTGTTTTGTTTTTAGATAAACTCCTATGACAAGAATTTTCTCTAAACGTATTCCATTCGAGATTACTTACTGAGTTATCAGATTTTATATTATTAATATGGTTTACTGTCGGCTTATTTAATTTATTTTCAATAAAAGTATCTGCGACAATTCGATGAACCTTGTATGTTTTGCTTTTATATCCATTACTTAGCCCTATAATTTTGTAACCATTCTTATCATCTGAACTTGAAAGTATTTTCTCTTTTAGAATCCTACTACCTCCCTTCCAATGTGAAGTCACTTTTTCCAAAGACTTTATTTGCCCCTCAGAACTTACCTCATATAAACCCTCAAACCCTTTTATTGGTCTCCACTCCATATTATTCAATGTTATAAGATTTCAATATGTCTGAGACTTTGGTTGCACATTCAATTTTCGTTTCATTATCTAATGACTCAAGTTTCAATGCGATATCGAATAAGTAATCTGATTGAATAGACGCATTAACAAACTGATCCAAAACAAGTCCATCGCTATCTCCCGCCTCTGCCTTCATCAAAACATCTACTTGTCTTTCTAATTCAACGATAAGCATATTGGTTACTTGCTTAATCTTTTGAAAATAAAAGTTTCTCGCAACAACTTTCTCATCAATAAAGTCTCGTAATGATTGACACTTTGCGTAATAACAAATCATGTCACGCATTTCTTTGTCTGTTAATAATCTTTTCATTTGTGTTTGGTTTTATAATTGAAAATACTTTTAATCTAATAGCAGCGATGTGAAGCTGCGGTCAATTACATCTTCTTGATTAGATGCAGCTCGCTGGAATGCAACCTTCAGCTCAAGTTCTGTGAACAATAGGGAATTGTATTGCCCGTTGTGATTAAGGATAACTCCGTAGTAAGAATCTTTGGCATTACTTTTCTTGCCTTTGTTCTCAACTAATTTAACTTCGCCTACTCTTGCTTTCATTTTTGGGGTTGTTTAAAGTTAGACGAGAAAAAAGGATTCGAACCTCTAACACATCAGCCAAAGTGATGTATGTTACCGTTACACTATTCCTCGTGGCGGGAACGCTATTTTTTAAGTAGATGCTCTCCCACGAACTACTTGATGTCTTTCCATCGGTCACCAATTTACCTATCCTTTAGCAGCAAGATTGGGAACTTCTGCTCTATTTTTTGAAGCGTGTGAGGGATTCGAACCCCCATTACAGACAATATCAATCTGCGTTTTGCCCTTCAAACTAACACGCTTACAATTATTAACCCCTTAATACGTATCAAAATTACTAAAACTATTTGATTAAGCAACCAATAGTATTAGTTTTTTCTATGAATTGCTTAAAAATTCTAATTCGATTATAAGACGCTTGCCTTTCTCTGCCAGCGTTATGCTTTAATCGCTCCAATGAGGTTGATACAAATAGGATATCGTTATCAATTGTCTCGCCTTGCTTGTACTTAAATGGCTTTGGATCAGGGTTTTCTTTTAAGTAATTCTCTGCCCACGCTATTGCCATCGAATAGTAATCTACTTTTTCTTCCATAACTTAATTAAATAGATAAAGTATCCATTGAATCTAATGTGGCTAATACTATGTGTAATTAATTCCCAAGGGATATTACGGGTGTACTTCTCTGCCCGTAGGATGTAACCAAAAAGAGAAATCTCGTATCCTTTGAGATTCCTGTACTCATATTTTCGTAGCATTTTCTATTTTGTTTTTGATTGATTGATAATCTAATTTACAAATGAATGTAAGTCCGCCACTACTAAGCTCTGAATAGTTCTGTGAGCTATCGTATGGGTCTACATAAGGAGCAACCATGTCGATATTGTAAAATGTAGCAACATCGGTGTCGCAGGATGCCAACTCGTATCCGATTTCTAATTCAGATAGCGTATTTGTTGTGTTGTTCTGAACAAAACATTCTAATTCAATTCCCTTACTAATTACCATAGATGTATTTTTTTATTCCTCCTTTGTCCCAGCATGGATTGCCTGTGGTCCAGCCTGTTTGTCGCATTAGATTTTCATTCCAAACGACAATTGTTCCATCAGCACATTCGCAAGCTGTTTTATTCTTTAGAGGCAGAATGTCTTCTCGCTCGGTACATCCGACAAGAAATAAGCCTGTGCCTATAAATAGGCTAATCTTTTTCTTCATAGTCTGTTCGCATTAAAAAGTTAGAAATAAGTGAGTCATCTGTAATTATGTAATCTTCTGTTGAAAACATTTTCTGTTCATCATACATTACCAATTTGAACTTCTTTACAAATTCAAGAAAGTCCATTAGGATGATGCGGGGGTTTGCAAGTTTGTCATTTACAATAGTCTGCTTCTCAACTCCGTGTTTAAAGCCTCTATTGTAAGCATCTACCACGGAGATTGTTGCCTCCGCAATGATATCTTCTACCTGATCTTCTGTTGTCATTATTTGTCTGGTTGTTTAAACATTAATTCAATTACATCTTGATAATCTTTACACTCAATTACTTGGTAGGTCTCGTTCTCTTCGTGTATCCACACTAAGAAGCATCTACCTATCTTGATGTCTGTGTTCTTTTCAATGATGTACTTGTACAAATTTAGCTGAAGCGAATAGGTTTCGTACTCGCATTCCTCTATGAATGTAATTGGGAATGAGAAACGCTTCTTATACTGGGAGTGTGTTCTAATCTTTCCATTAGTTTTGTAATCCCAAATCTGATACTCTTGATTCTTCTCGTTCCAAAACAATCCATCGACCATACCCGCTACACCATATGACTCGACTTCGCCTTTCTTATTGTAAAGGGGCAAAGCCGGATCCCCTATAACTAATTCAGAAGCTATCGGGATCAGACTTTTAGATGCGTCCTCGTAGAACTGCTTAAACATACGAACACACTCCTCGTATCGCTCCTTCATATTCATCGCACCATCGCCAGCAAATCTTTCTTCGGGGATCCGGTTGTTGTAAGGGAACACCTTGTTACCCCAATAGTTTTCTGCGAAATTATGCAAGAACGTACCCTTCATTGAAGCAAAGTCTCGTTTGTAATCCCATTCATCAAGAATATCTTCGACTGACCTACCTGTTTTCTTTGCCGTGCCAAATGCCATCTTCTTTGCATCAAAGATTGACTTAAATCGCCCAAGATACTTCGTGCCACTCGTTAACTCTTGCTCGCCTATGAAATACTTGTGAGGTTCATCAAAGTATTTGATATGCTTAAACTTCGCTAACTCTTTAAATACTTCCATTTGTCTTGTTGTTTAATATACACTTGAAGGGTCTACAATTTCTAATTGCCTCTTACCAAAGTTATCTGTGTATTCCACATGATAGTCTTGAAGATTAGGTAATGCCCCTACAACTACTACCTTCAATGAATCTGGCTTTAGATATACAACATCGCCTACCTTATACTTCAATGTAGGTTTTGGGTTAGTAAATGGGTGGGTCATGCAAAACCAAATAAAATACCCTGATAATACAATCAATAATATTACTCCTAATATTGCTTGTATTGATTCCTTTCTATTCTTAGTCATTTTCTTGTTGTTTAGCTATTTCTATAAGTTTATCTATTGCTACATTCTCTGCTCCTTCGTAGGTTTTGAACTTAATACTACCATAAGCACCCTTTGGAGTTCCATATATCTCATACTCATGATATGTACCTATCTCTTCTTCATGAATCCAACTTGATAGATTAGCATACCATTCATACTTCTCCCTAAACCATCTAAATACTTGTTGTTTAAGTGGGCTTAGTACATAGTTTTTGGGTCCATCTATGATATAACCTAATTCAAAATCAATATCACGACCAAATGCTGTTTCATAAGACGCTAAACAAGGTTCATCAAACCCTAATTCCTTTAAGGCTAATGCTTGCTCGTAGGTTACAAATTCTTTATTCATTGTCTTTGCCATAAGTTTCGTTATAATATTCTTCTGCATTATCATAAAATAATACTTCATAATTAAAATATCCAGCATCAAAAGAATTTTCTATCTGCTTTTTCTCTATATTTTTGGCTTGTTCGAAATTAATCTTCCAATTAAAGAATTTACCTAAAGAAAATTGTTCTTCAAGCCACTCTACTGCTGTTTGTTTCTTTTTCATTACTTAATTAGTTTATAAGGTTTGTAATCGTACATACGATTCAACTTCTTTATCATCTTTATTCTCGACTTCGGTAGCTTCTTTTTGTCACGACAATAGTCTACTTTGTACGAACAAGACTGAGCCAGCAAGACAATAATCAAGAATCCAATTAGATTTTTCATACTCAATTACTTTTTTAGAAAGTTCATTAATCCACTTCTTGCGTGTAGGATAGCATCTGCTCGCTCCTCCATTGACTTCACTTGACTTGCGATATCATCGCTGTCATACGAAACATAATAGCCTCGTGATGTTGCAATTACAGGTAATATGGATTCACTTCGAATAAAATTTACCATCTTACGCAACTTAACTTCATTAAAGTAAACACCTGATCCAATCTTGTCTCGATTAGAATTGATTACTGAAACGATTTCATTTGCCTTCATTGGATTCTCGTGAGATGCCGTGTAAAGGACTCGTATTAAAGGAAGAATTACTGCGATTTCTTCTGGATTTAACACCTTTGTGATTGACTCGAAATTTGTTATCATGATATTAATTGTTTGGTTTAAAATGGAGCAACTTTTACATCATCAAAATCATTCTTCATAGTCTTGATGATACTATTTTCGTAGGCAACTTGAGGAGTAGCGAATCTGAACAACTCATCTTCACTATCAGCAACTCGGTTAGTCTTGACATCAACAAATCTCCCAATGTCTCCGACTTCGCCATCACGATTCTTTAAAATAATAAACTTCAATGTGTTATCCATTGGGGCAACTGCTTGATTGTTCGACTTCGCATCCACATACTTGTAGTAGTCATCACGATACAATCCAATTACAACTATAGCATCTTGCTCAATGTTACCCGATGAACGTAAATCAGATAGCATAGGTTGGCGATTGGTTCTTGACTCAACTGACCTCGACAACTGCGATAGGCAAACTATAGGGATACCCAACTTCCTCGACAACTTCTGAATCTTATTAGATACCTTGGATACTTGCGTGAAATCATCTTGCCCCTTGACTTGGTTATCGCTCATAAGCTGTAGATAGTCAATTACAATCATCTCAATTCCATTCTTACGCACCTCTGCGGTCATCATCATTGATAAGTAATTGACATCCCTGTTATCAGAATCATAAAAGTAAATGGGAAGATTCTTCAACTCCTTTGCGTTAGACTTCTTAATCTTCTCTACATCTTCGGGCTTAATCCGATTAGCTTTCAAGTCAGAGTAATTGTATTCAAAAGCCTCTGAAGATATGTATCTGTAGATAAGTGACTCCTTTGGCATCTCAAGAGATAGGTACAAACACTTCTTACCCGACTTCGCACACGATTTTGCGAAATCAAGCCCAACGATAGTTTTACCCATAGATGGTCTTGCAGATATGATTGACATACCTTCTTGCCAACCACCCAATGCGTAATTGAGTTTGCGGGATCCGGTGTCGATGCCACTAAAAGTTTTCTCGCTACCAGCAGAAGCAGTCATTCGCTCAATTACTTCATCATAGATTTGGGATATACCATAGACTTCTTTAGAAGCGGAGGCATCAACTACATCAGTTAAACCATTCTCTATTAACGTAGTCATCGTAGACACCTCCGTGCCATCCTCAATGGATGATACAAGATTGATAGCTAACTCGTAGATTCTTCTCTTATTCTCTAACTCCTTTAAGTCAAATGCGACTTGCATAGAATCGATAGAACGATTAGGCATTACCGAAATCAGTTTAGAAGAATTAATTCCTAATTCGAATTCCTTTGATTTAAGCAACCGAAATACATCGAATCGTGTGAAGACACCTTTAGATAAAGATAAGTCAACCATTGAAGCGAATGATGCCTTAAACAATGGATCAGTAAACGAATCTGATGTTATAACTTTGCTAACTTCGTTTACGTTGTGTGAATTCTCAAGCAAGTAGGCTATCAAGTCTTGCTCAAGCATTGTGTCGATTATTTGGGATGATTTTTTTACCATTGGTCTGGGATTGTTATTTCAAATGATGTGTTAGTTTGATTTTCTTGTTGTTTAGGAACTGAATTAGATGTTGGTAATTCATCTTCCCATACTCGATGCATTAAATACCTTTCAGGGTCTTTACGATATTGCACATCGGGTCTTGCAATTTTGTAATTAGGTATCGCTAATAGGCAAGCATCCTTATCAGATTCTTTCAGCTTTAGCCATTTAGATTTGGCTTTCTCCTTACCTACCTTCTTGCCGTATACCTCCCAAAATTCTTCGAATCTATCGGCTATTATATTTACTTTAATATTCTCTTTATTATTAACTTTATTATATGGTGATACCCCGCTATCACCCCCCTGATACCCCGCTATCACCCCCCCTGATACTATAGTATCACCCTCTTTAGGCTTAGAATCCTCCTTCAGTAGCTTTAAATCAACTAAACGTATCGTTCTGCTACCCGATTCTCCTTCTTTTTTTGATGCAACTTCTCGAACAATAATGTTTTTATCTTCTAACTCCTTAATCAAGACTCTAACGTATATAATTGATACTCCTAAAGTTTCTGAAATGTATTGATTAGATGCAAAGCAATATCCCTTCTTATTAGATAAACTAATTAGAACTCCAACTAATAACTTACCGCTTGAAGACAATTCCTTTGATGAAAGAATTTCATTCGGAATTACTGCGTACCACTTCATTATACCTCTTTAAGTTTGGTTTCTAAAAACTTTATTTCTTCGTACAAATTCTCGATAATGTCTAATAGTTTGTCGAATGCCTCCATCTCTGGTGTAGCAAACTGGAATGCATACTGGTAGTCTTTTAAATCTATCTCAAAATGCACCTTCTTTACCTTAACTATGGCTATATGAGCCTCTAATGCTAAATCCATATGTCGAAAAAAAACCCCAAGACCTTCGAGGGAAAGAATCTTGGGGATAGGAACTCTGTCCTATAGTTTATCATCTAACCCCTCAATCAGATGACTAACTCAACTCGCAAATATAATACTATTTATTTAATTCTCACGCAACTTCTGATGTTCATTATTGGAACTCCAATAGTCTTTGATACATCTGTCGGATTCGCAAAGATTAATGAGCGATTATCATCCGTAGCACCAAGGAATGTTGTTGTAATTTCCTCATCATGCCAACCTAATTGATACACAACTTGGTACCTGTTTGGTGTCCCAAAACTTCTTGTGATGTAAAGGTCTCTCAAGTTTACATTGTGACCTTGAATTGCATAAACAGGCTTTAATTGACCTTTTTCTGTAAAAATTGTACTTACGATTTGACGTTTCATAATATTAATTGTTTTTAAGTTTTAAAAATAAATCATGTGGATAATCTGTACCGATCCATCCGTAAAGTTTGCCATCTAAATTCCACGCATAAACCTCCGTAGAACCTTTTCTGAACTCAAGCCAACCGATTAGCTGATGACCTTCGCTTGCATCTAAATTAATTCCCGAAATGCGTACGGGCTTTTGGTCTCTTGTTACGACATCGAACTCCCCCGACTCGTACCCCGCTAAAGTAAATTTCTTTATCTTACTGATTCGTGATACACCTCGCTCTATACTGCGAAACAATCGCTTTCTATCGCTTTGGTAAGCTGAATAAAATCCAAGTTTACTTACTTTGAATGTTAATGGCATTTCGCATTGCCAACAAGGACCAGATATCTTAACTCGTTTAGATTTTGCAATGCGAATTCCTACATCTAAAGGATTCTGTTCGGCATTACACCATCCGCAAGTCAACCGATGCTCTACTTGTGCGTTAGTAAACTCCATTACTTTCTCGTGTAAACGATGCAACCTGTAGTGTTATCCACATAGGATGTATCAAAGTTATCTACCCACTCCTCGTAACCATCCCCAACAGGTGTTAGGTTTACTGGCTTCATCTTTTCATATCCAATTACATTTTGCTTGGCTTCCGAATGTAATATTGTGTTGATACAAATAATGCCTCCGCAAATGATTGTTACAAGCACGACTAAGATTTTGATTGTTGTGATTTTATTTTCCATTTTTTTGATTGTTTTGCATCCCAATTAGATGCGATGAATAAAGCAACGTGAACAAACTAACTAACCCAAAGGCAAGTAAGTCTGCATTAAACTTAGAATCATCTGATACTTGGCATCCGATGAATTCAAACACTATCAACAATAGCGATGAAATTTGTAAGGTTTTCATATTGATTTGGTTTAATAAACAACTATTAAAAAATACATTACTGCTACAAAAATTAGGCAAAATAGAAATTCTAATGCTTCGCCTGTAGTTACCTGTTTCTTATTCATTTACTTTGTCTTTAAAGAGATTTCTAACTTAACTGCTTGTTCTGTGCCATCTTCGGCATCTTCTATTACAACGGACAATGCTCCATCGTAACTAAATAAGATGTCGTACACCTTTGCACCTAAAGTAAATGAGTACCAGACTGATCCAAAATCATAGGGCGACCAAATTACTTCTGCTCGCTCCTCTACTTTGTTTACTTTTGCCGACACCTTGGCTACCAAAGTGAACGGATTAACTTCTACAACTATTTTCATTTCTTTTAAATTAAATCTGCTTCAAAAAATACATTCTTAGCCTCATCTCTTGCGATGATGTAATTGCTGATTAGATTATTGATTAGTAAATCCTCCGCAATTGCATCAGCAAAGTTATTGGGCAACCGAAAATGCTTGCAACCAATTTTGATTACCCATCTATTAGGGTTATGTAAGTCTACATCATTGTAGTATACATTAACCCATTCGGGCAAACACAAGTTACCATTAGACAACTCGTACCAATAGTAATACCCTTGCTCGCTTAAATCAAAAACAAATCCATTAGATAGGAATTGCTTCATTGATGTACACTTGTCCTCCAAGAATTCTTCAAAACTTGGCTCATCGTTTTGCCGTAGATATTCGGCTTTATACTTGTCTTGTTGCTCGTATGATAGCAACTCGAAATAATCTTTTCTTATAGGCATGATATGCTTGGTTAAAATGTAATTGAATTTTATTTGTTCCTGAGATCTGTTTCCAGTTCAAGCCAGTAACGCAAACCTTCATTAGATGCAAGGTAAAGGAATCCACTACGCATGAATGTGCCTATCGAATCCCATTCTCTGTCAAGGTATGTATCGAAAGTGTAAAGTGATGCTATACCTCCACCTCTTTCTTTTTCCCAATTTGCCTTAAAATTCTTCCGCTCATCATTAGTTAATAATTCAAACCAATAGTGACCATTCTTATCGCCACTCTGACTCTTTTGGTTCTTTGGGAATTCAATATCATTCACGATATCAACTAACCTATTAACTAATTGCTCATCACTCGTATATGCAAGGTCTAAAAGGAATTCTTTCTCCTCTGATACTGACTTGCCTTGTCCAAAATGTGATACTAAAGCACTAACTACATCTGTACGATTTTTCATTTTATTTATATTTTAAAGTTTTACAATACTGCACCCCATTGACTCGCCATTGCATCGGCTATGCCTTGGAATGTTTTACTTCTTAATCCTCTTCTCTCTTCGGGCGACTTCGCATTCTGCAATGCTTCGTAATACCACATTGCTTGCCTCTTAGGCTTCCCCGACTTCTTATCAATCCATTCCTTGAACTCGCCCTTGTCTACCATATTTGTCGGCTCTAACTTCGGCAAGTTCTTTAACCATAAGCAAGTAGATTTGCTCGCTGAATCTCCAAACCAATATGGCTGAACAATTTGGTCGGGCTTTCGCAACTTGGATGATATCACGGATATCGGATTCTCAATTGCAATCCTCGGTATATCTGCCATCATTAGCTTATATACGAATAGCAATGCTTGCCTCTGATTCTCGTATCTCTCCTCGTTTGGCGAACCATCCTTATTATATAGATGCCTCGCACCACTAACTGATAGGTAAGTGCAAGGTGGATGTGCAATCATTAAATCCCAACCCTTGTCAATTACTTCGAACACATCTTGCTGATAGTGGAATTCGGGATGCCCACCACTACATGGTAAGATGTCGCAACTATACGCATCAAACCCTAACTTTCTGAATGCCAACGCAACCGCTTGACTTTCTTCACACGCAATTAAAACTCTTTTCATAATCGTTTTATTTAAAATCTAATTGAATTTTTTCTTCTGGAACGGGATCTGGAGCTACTGGAGTAAACTCAATTACTTCTCCAAGATTCTTATGTAAAACATATCTGTCGCAATCTCTACATTATTAAATGCTTCTTCGAAATCTTTTAAAGACCACCAATTACATTGCTCCTTAGCTATCTGAATGAATTCCCAATCGGCAACTGAACTTATTCCGATAACTGCAATAGATTCCCTAAAATCTTCATCAACTTCTTCTATGTTGATGGCATAAACTTTTATTTCTTTCATGATTGTGATTGATTTAATTGTGAATTATATTTCTTCTGAATTATTTAACAACATAATAGATGTCAATGTGGAATTATCTTCCTCATCGTACAAATCATCTTCTACACTACAGACAATTGCGACATCTGAATCTCTGTCATCTCGGTAACAGATAGTAATCTCACTTAAATCGTGAAATTCTCCCGTACTAATTAAGAAATCTAATAGGTCTTGTGCGGTTAATGGCTTTTGATTTTTCATAATTGTTATTGTTTAAATTGTAAGACACTTGTGAACTTGATTGACACGTTATCGTATTCGGGATTAGCACCCACGATTTCGCACACATCTTCCCATGTATGGGACTTCTCGAAATCATCTGAGTATAATGATAAGACATTCTCATTGGTAGATTTTAGAGGGAAATGCGACTTGTACTTCTCGTTTAAATTTACATAGCATTCCATTTTGTCATCAGTAGACATCTCAAACCATTCGCCTCGTAACTCGTATAAGTATTCTATTAGATTCTCGGGCGATATACCGATTGTGTTTCCATAAACATCCTCGTGATGGATTTCATTTAGGGCTTCGTATGGCATACATTGATACCATTCGTTTAACTGGGTATTCAGGTTAGAATACGATTGCTTAATTAGATTTTCCATTTGTTTAATTGTGTTTGGTTTTAAATAATGATGCAATGTAATACAATTGATATATAGATGTCAAGTAATTCTGTGTATTTATTTTTCTCCTGTGCTTAACCTGCTGGGATCACCGTAACACCTGCTGGAGATCGTCAAACGCTCAATTAGATTTTTAGATTAGCCTAAAAAAGTAATTGAATTCAACCCAGTAACTCCTGCAGGGATCACCAGCCAGAGGATCCAGCACCTGTTCATTTAGATTAAAAAGTGCGTTTAAAGCAAATGGGGCAATGTAAACATATAAATGGATCGCACTGGAACCTGTTACACCCGTTCAATTACTTTTCTCATGAAACTTTTTGGAGCGTAACGGATAGCTAATGATGATAGTGGTTTTTGGCAAAACTCAATTACTTCAAACTTTTGTTTGAGATCTCGGCAAGAATTTGAATCACTTTAAAAAATCTAATT